TTAGCAAATGTACACCTTTATTTTCGTTAATTTCACATTTATTGCAAGATATCAGCAATTGTTGGCATTTTTACCTTCTGTAACATCAACTTTCCTTCTGAATCAGTAGAGAATCTGAACATATCACCTTCTTCAAATCCGTGTCTTTCTGTGAGTGTAGCCATAGTAATTCGATCTTTATCATCAGAGAACTGTATACCATGACTGTCCATCTTAAGTTTATACTCAAGGTACGTCATTTCCATTTGTGTTTCCTTTATTAATTGGTGTGCCCACCAGGACTTGAACCTGGAACCTACAGCTTAGAAGGCTGTTGCTCTATCCAATTGAGCTATGAGCACTGCAAGATTTACTTTATTTTACTAAAGTCTTTTTCCTTATAGAACTCAATCTTTGATCTGAATTTGTTTTCCAGAACATCACCCTTATGAGATATAATGAATACATTTGTATCATCATCAAGTGTACTTAAGATCTTTGTTAAGTTTTCAATGCCATCTACATCTAAGCTTGAATCGAATGTTTCATCCAAGATTAATAGATTAGTAGCTGCTGAATTTTTCATCTTAGCGATTTGGCGCCAAGTGAATAGAAGAGACAAATCGATTCTTTGTTTCTCTCCTTCTGAGAAAGATGCATAGTTAAATGTATCTCTGTGTCTTGACCTAATAGTTTCATTAAAGTTTTCGTCTAAGTGAAATGCTACAAAGAAATCTAGAATCTGTAAGTATTGATTTATGAACCTATTCATTACAGGTAAATATTGCTTTACTACTTTTGTTTTGATTCCAGTATCTTTTAACATCTCTCCAATTACTTCGTTATAAGTTCGTTCTTCGACCATAGTTAATTTACGTTCGGTTTCAGAATCTTTATCACTCTGTAATATTATACGATCTTTCTTAGCCTGTTTAATATCACCGCTTTGACCCGATAGAGATGAGATCTCTTTTTGGATCTTATCAATCTCATGTTGTAATAAAGAAATCTGATCGTTGTTAGAATTGATTTTATTCTGACGTTCTCTTAGTTTCTCTATACTCTGATTAATTGATTTAGTGGTAGTATTTAATACGCTTAATTTTCTGTCAAGGTCTTGTTTTTCTTGTTGAATACTTCCGGCTTCAGTTTTGATTGCTGCAATCTTTGTTGTCTTCTTCGACTCCTCGATTGATTGGTCACACGTTGGGCATTCATCATTCTCTTCATAAAATTTCGCATCCTGTACTAGCTTTTTAATAGAATTATTTAATGTATTATCATGAGATTTAAAATCAGATATCTGATCTATTTGCTTCTCATAATTTGTAGTTTCAGATCTCAACGAAGCTGTAAGATTTTCTCCTAAGGTTTTTGATTCCTTAAAGATATCTTTAATCCTAATGGAATGTATTTCCATAGAATCTTTCTTCTGTCCAATCTGATCCTTATTAATAGCATTAAGATCTGTAATATACTTATCTTGAGATGCCATCTTTGTTTTGATGAGCTCAAGGCTATGGTTAATATCAATTAGATTGTTTCGAATAGTTGCATTTCTCTCTTTTAGAATTTGATTCATTTTCGAGAATATGTTTATGTCTAGTAGGTCTTCAATCACCTCCCTGCGAGACCATACCGGTAACTGCATAAAAGGAATAAACGAACTACTCCCTAATACAACTATTTGGTGAAACGACTTATGATTTAACTTAAGTATATTTTGTTCAAGGAACTTTTGATGGTCCCTTGCATTTGCTGCCTGATTAACTTGATTACCATTCTGCCAGATCTCAAATCTTCCTGGCTTGATAGCCCTAATAACTTTAAATTCTATTCCGCCGATATCGAATTCAACTTCGACAACGCATTGCTTCTTATTGATAGAGTTAATTAACTGGTCTTTCTTAATGTCTCTATGGGGTTTATTAAACAGCGCGAATGATAGGGCATCTAATAGTGTGGATTTGCCTGCGCCGTTTTGACCTACTATGAGAGTAGTAGGTGATTTATCTAGTTTTACTTCAATGAATTCATTACCGGTGGAAAGAAAGTTCTTCCACCTAACAAGTTTAAAATGTATCATACTACCTCTAGGTTTTGAGCCTCTGTATAGAGTCCTCTCAATTTCACTTTTATATGTTCTTTATCAAGATCTGTATCGACCGCTTCGACATAGGAATCAAGTAATTCCGTAGTATCTTCTAAAGAGACTTTATCATCTTCAACGCTTTCACCTAGAAATTCTTCAAAGTTCTCAGCTATTTTGAGCTCATAAGTTTCGATTGATTGTAATTTATCAATGAACCTATCAAACATATAGAGATCAGTTTTGTTTAATACAATGACCTTTACAAACTTGTGTTCGAACTCTTTTACATCTATATTGCTATAATCGTGTGTTACATCGTCATATATAAACTTCTTAAATATAGTAATAGGATTACGTACAGGAGTTACTTCTCTTGTTTCAGTATCTAATACATGAAAAAATTTATTATCATCTACATCAGCCCACGTCATTTCAAATTGTGAACCTAAGTATTTGACATTATCTCTGCTTGATCTAGTATGAAAATGACCTGAAAGTACTTGTTCAAACCTAGAGAATATATCAGCACTCATACCATGGGGATTAGGAAATCCAGCCATCATATCAAATCCTTTTAATTCTAAATGAGCTCCAAGAATATCTGCTTTACAATTCAAAGCAAAATCAACATACTCTTTATAGTTAGCATTATTGATCCATGGTATAAGCGCAACATTTAGTCCAGCATAATCTAAGACAGTTGGCTTCATTATAATATTTACATTAGAGGTAAAATAGCCAAGCAGTTCTTTGAGACTACACAATTCGTTTGTGTTTTTAAAATAGACGTCATGGTTTCCGGGTATAATATCCATGGTAATACCTGCATCGCGCATAGGCTCAAGAAAATGCTTACGATTAGCATTGAGTGCTTTAAAGTTGACGAATTTTCTGTGCTCATAGTAATCTCCTAGATGCAATATTTGTGTAATGTTATGTTCTTTTAAATACGGAAAAAATATCTCTTCATAAAATCTGCCTTGGTATTCTAAGAAGATATCACTCGAATTTCTTGTACCACAATGTGTGTCATTAATAATCGCTATCTTCATGCCATGAACAACTCTAATTTTTTAAGTTTCTTCTTTTCTTCTTTAGCAAACTCTTTAAGCTTCTGATCAGTATCTTGTACTCTACTAATCCTTTGCCTTAGTGTATCTACATATTGCATTGTTTGTTCAGCGCCTTCACCGTCCATTCCCATTGCAACAAAGTCTTCGATACCCATTTTTTCAATGAATTTAAACTTAATGTCTTGCTGTCTTTTCTCTTTAGCAATCCTTCTTAAGAATGCAAAGTATACTATTTGTGTGAAGTATGAGAATGCATTAGGCTTACCAGTACGAGTAGCTTTATCGATGTTATAATTATTAATAGCTCTTAAACAATTTTCTACTCCATCCATTACCATTTCTTCTCTATAGGTATACCTTATAAAATTGGGCCTTCGGCTCAATCCTTCGGATATCTTAATAAAGCATGTCGCAATATAATTAGTAACTTTAGGTATTTCGGTTTCTTTTGCTCTAGCTTCGTGTACTGATGTGGCATAATCCATCACAGCTTGAGAGAAGTCTTTATTGTTTATATAATGCGGCTTCTTTGTTTTTTCAGTCATTGGTTTCTCCATATAATAATATATTATAACACAGTTTCACGTGAATGTACATAGTTATTTAATTTCATTTTATTGCAAATAAAGGTGTACATTTGCTAGAAAGTATGATATAATATTATAGTCCACTCGGGGGAAAGGGGTATACTAATTTAATGTATTGTTTCAGTTTCCATATTAAAGGATTCATCTTTAAGTTCATCTTCAAACTCCGTCTGTAACTCTTCTAATATATCATCTTTGGATCTTAATCTTGGTGAGTGAGATCGTGGACTAGAGCTTTCGGCGGCTAGCTTGATGTATTCGCTTTTTATCTCTTCATCAATTTCAACATGATAAAGGATTTTGTCTTTCGATAACTTAAACATTTTCTGAGAAGAGAAAGCAAACCATGGATGGAAATAAAATCCCCCAACCATTCCACTACTAATCTTAAACGGTCTCTCTATAATATACTCTCCGTTATCGGTTCTCTCATTAACTAGTGCAATGATTTCTTCACCATTGGATAGTTTGAATTGTCTTATATTAATCTTATTATTTGTAGTTAGCATATTATATATTTATATCGTAAACTTTAAACTTAAATCTTTCTTTAGAATAAATTTTTACGCGCTCTGCCGCGTGGTTTAAGGTATAGTTTTTCTT